TACCCCCACGGCACGGCGAGCAGATCCGCCCGCCAGTTCGGCCTCCAGCTCGCGGACTCGCTTTTGCAGCTTCGCGATCATGTCCTGAACGGAAGCGAGCGAAGTCTGGTACCGTTGCAGGTTTCTGGAGCCGATTGTGTAGAGCTGCACCCCGTCCTTGCTGAGCATGTCAGCCTCACGGGCCAGATACGCACTGAGTCGCGTCCTCGTTTCTGTGAGCTCTTGCTGTATGGTTTCTTTTGATCTCATGGGTTCACCTCCTTACCACTCGTCGAAGTAGTTCCGGGCTGCCGGTTTTGGTTTTCGGTGCTGCGCCGGTTTGGTTTGCGGCGTTTCTTGGACATTTTTCAGACGTCGCTCCACCGCGAACATGTCCGGATCTATGATTTTTAGCCCGGCGTTCGCATAGTTTCGGCAGTCGAGGGCCTCGTTCCGGTTGTGTCCGGGGATTTTTACCCAGTGCCACTGGTTGCCGCGCTTTGTTTGCGTGAGCTCCAGACGCTCGGAGATCAGGCCGTTGAAATAATAGGTATCGTAGCCACATGACTCGTGGATCGGGAAATGGCAATATTTCGGGCCAGCTTCCTGAACCTTTAGGCTCGACATGATCGTTTCTTTTCCAGCGTCAACGCCGAGCGTGTAGAGCCAGCAGGTGATCCGCTTGTTGTCCTTGATCGGAACCTTTGACGGAGGCGTCACGAACGGGATCCCGTCGCCGCCCTTGCCCTTGATAGCAAAAACACGCTTGTTTTTACGCTCACGGCAGCGAGTGTATACCTCTTGGGTGTAGTGGCCGCCGGAGTCCACGCAGGTGATTGAGATCCGCAGCCCTTTTCCGTCATTGAAGCGGTAAACGTGATCGATCACGTCGTCGAGCTGCTGCCATACCTCGTCGGTGTCTGGCTTTCCCATGATGTAGCCCTTTTTTATGCCCCACGTTTCACCGTAGAAGCCATGGCCCACGACTTCATACTCCAAACGGTTGTCCTGAGTATCTACGCCGCAGGTGAGAACGAGAACGCCCTCCGGAACTTCGACGGGAGAGCCGTCGGCATTGGTGCCGTAGTCCTCGCGCCGGGCCAGCATGGTGTCCTCGTCGGCTATGTCGCCACGATCCTCCCAGAGCTCACCCAGCAGTGTGTTGTAAACTACTTTGAGCTTCTGAGGGTCGTCCTTGGCTTGCAAGAATTTGAGCGCGATCTTTTCCCATGGAGTCCATGGAGAAGAAAAAGCGTTCAGCCAGAAGGAACGGACGCCCTCGTCGTAGGCCGCCGGGTTCTCGGCGATCCACTTCGCGGGCTGCTTCCGCATTTTTTCCTCCGGTACTATGCAGCCGCAGGCGGGGCAGCACCATGTAATCGGGCCCATGATCTTGTACGCCTTTTTCCCGCGGACTTTGGCCACCGTATGATCGAAGTGTACGCGGTCGAAGGTGATCTCGCCGTACTCTCCACACTCAGGGCACTGGTGGCACCAGCGTTCCTGCGTGCCGAGGTAGTAGCTGCTTTCGATATTTGAAGCGCCTTTTATGGTCGGAGTTGATACCTCGACGGCCTTCGCATTGTAGAACGTGGCCTGTCTGGCTTCGGCCAGAGCCCACGGATCACCCTCGGCACCGGCAGACACGGCCCAGCGGTCGCGCTCGTCGCCGAGAATGTAGCGGGCAGGAGTGGAAGCCAGAGCGGAGGCGCTGTTGGATCCTGTGATCGTGAGCATACCGCCGGGGAATGACTTCTGGAGGATTGTGTTCCCGGAGTCTTTACTTTTGACGTCGGAAACTTTCGCCCTCAGCACCTTGCTGTCTCGTATCATTGGAGCGATACGGAGGCGTGAGAACTTTCTGGCGTCGTCGAGGGAGGGCTGGACGAACAGGATCGAGCCGGGATCTTGGTCGATAATGTAGCCGATTATGTTCAGCTCCAGCTCAGATTTTCCCACCTGAGACGCTGCCACCATTACAATCTTGCGGATCCTCGGATCCGTGAACGCTTCCATAGGTTCCCGCAGGTACGGCGTGCGCGAGGTGCGCCACGGGCCAGACTCCGCGGAGTTCTCCGGGGATAGGCGGCGGTGTCTATCGGCCCATTCGGCCACCGTCAGATCTTCGGGTGGCTTAAAGTTGCGAATGGCCGGTGCTATGGCTGCGTTGAGTTTCGCGGTGGATTTTTTAGTCGTCGGCTTCATCAGCGGCCACTATGACGTCGCTCCAGCCTTCACGATCCCGCACCCGCCGCTGATATACCGCCGGATCGTAGTTGTAGTTTGCGAGCTCGTTCAGAATTTTGTAGCACTCCGCCCGGATCAGTGCCGAGGCTTCGTTGGCGCTTGCCACCTGCACAACGTCCATGGCCAAACGTCCGGGGAGTGCCATTATCATGCTGCGGACAGTGTAAACGAGGTCGTTCGTCACGGCCTCCACGTCCTCGCTGCGGTGCATTTTGCCTTCGAGCTCTTTCAGTTGCATGGCTGCCATATCTGCCTTACTGCGTTTCATGTCAGCCTCAGCCCGCAGCTTCTCCATTTCAACCTGAGCGGTGTCGGCGCTTTTGGCCTCTCGGCCGTTGGCTTTGTCGCTCAGGTAACGGATATAAGATTGCACCGTCGGAAGCAGGTCGAACATGTACGGCCGCTTCTGGGCGGCTGGAATAATTCCCTCTTTTGCGAGCTGCTGGATCCGGCGGTCGGTGACGCCGAACAGCTTCGCAATAATGGCAGCGTTTTGGAGATTCTGCTTACCTTCCGCCATGGCGCCACCTCCTTTCTTTGGGGCAAACGAAACGAAACGGCCTGAAAAAAATTTTCTGAGTCTGCGCGTGTTTTGGGCTCGCCAGCACCGCAGGCGTTTGGCGGCCCGGACAGTACCTTCGGGCTGCGGAAAAATTTCGGCGCGGTTGCTCGGTCGAGTTGCTTTGCCTTTTGCTTCTTTGCTTTGGTCGCTTTGTTTCGCTGTTCTTTGTTGCTGTTGCTTTTGGTTTCGCTTTGGCTTTGCTGTTCGATTGCTTCGCGCTTGGCTTGCTGCTTGGCGCGTGTTCGTTGGCTTGGTTTACTTCATGGCCTGCTGGACGTGGTGGGTGAATCTCTTTTCCAGTCCTTCGCTGATCATTGTCTCGATCGTTTCCTTCGCTCGGCCGTCGATCATCTGGGGGACTGATAAAGTGTGGACAGCTTCCAGCGGGCCGCGCCCGGAGCCGGTTCTTTGAAATGGAATGGCGGGCACCTTACCCGCCCCCATGAATGTGTTGTCCGGGAGCCTTGCTCGCTGCCCTTTTATAATCTGGGCGGTTATCTGATACGGTGCCGGTGGTCGAACCGTTCCAACTTCCGGGGAGCTGTTCAGCATTTGGCCGGGAATTAGGATCGGAGTCCGGCGGCGCTTTGTTGGTCTGCTCTTTGGTGACATCTTGAAGTGTGTCGGCGTCAGCGTGCGGCCTTTATATTCCAGCGTCGCCCCGTCAACGGATACCCCCGCGACATTTATGTGGGTGGCCCCTCTCTTTTTTTGAGGCCCGGCTCTCTTGATCGCGGCGGTGTCAACTCCGTAGTGCTGGCGGATTCCCTTCGATACCCACGCGGGCGCTCTGGAGTTGAAGTCGGATACGGTTCGCTGGATCGCTACCTTGCCCCCGTTTTCGAGCTTGGCGATCTGCTTTGCCAGTTTGGCGCCGTCCTTCATGGTGACAGTGAAGGCGCCGCTGGTGTGCCTGCCTGATCCGGAGTAAAACAAATTGCTCATGTGCGCCCCTCCTTTCTGATTTTGGGTATAAAAATACCGCCTTGGGTTTTCCCTTGGCGGTAGTGGTTGGTTATTTTGTTTTGGTTCCGTTCGGTGTGAACTCGTGGAGAACATTGTCCGGTGTTTCTATTCGGATCATGTTCCCAGATATTTTGGCCGAGAACTGGAGCGTCGCGCGTCCTTCGGAGCTGTAATGGATCTTTTTTCTCCAGCTCGCTGCGGTAGAGAGGTTGAACAGTTTAACATTGACGGCCGGGATCTCTTTGTCGTTCTCATCGTAGTCGCTGTCGGCGTCGTATACCACAACGCAGAACTCAGGGGTGAGAGCCCATGCGTCGAGGATAGCGTCCCCGCAGAGTTTCTTCGTGGCGGCTTTTCCTTCACTCAGAATAAAGAGAGTGCCTTCGTCGCTCAGTGCGTAGCCGATCCCGTCGTCAGTTATAACGGCGTCCTCTATGAGTTCCTCCGTTTTTCTTATCCGGATTCCGCTCGCCTTTGTTGCGATCGCGATCCCTTCGTTTGCGTTTGCGTCCATTCCCGTGAGAATATAATACTCGCCAGACTGAGAGGCCCACGCTTTGTCAGCGTCGAACCACTCCTTGCCGTTTCTCGTGAAAATGCCCGGCTTTCCGTTTCTCTGTGAGATCTCCCAGCTTTCTGCCTTGGTTCCGTTATTTAATCCCATTGTGGTGTCCTCCTTATGGTTTAGTCATCTTTGGGATATTATACAACGGAGCGGCGGTGCTTATCAATCCTCCGTCCAGAAAATTTGCACCCCTCCCAGTTCTTTTCTGAGGGTAGGCACATAGGAAAAACCGCCCGGATCTTTATCATGTCCCCGGACGGCTTTCGCTGTTATACAGAGTAGCACGGTGGTTTATCCCCTTTTATCCCTTTTTGTCCCTTTTTATCCCCCCCTGTGTGCTCGTGAGCGTTCCGTCTGCGGCTTTCTCCTGAGTGTGTGCGTATTTCTTCGGGCACGCAAAAAAGCCCGCCGTCGGCCTTCCTGTGGCTTCTGGCGGGCGTTGTTATCCCTGTTCTTGTTTTGCTCTGTATATTTTGGCCAGCGATTGAAGCGCCGAGCCGTGCAGTTTGAATGTTCTTTTGAGGTAGCGCTGCTCGTGTTCGTCGTAGTCCTCCCGGCTACCATGAAGGGCGGCACATACTGTCCACCAGTTCGCTGCGTCGAAGTAGTGCATTTCTAACACGGTCTGCTCGTCCGGCTTTTCCATTTCGGAGATCAGAGCCTCCAGTTCGCTGCGTTCCTGATCCTCGTCTGTGATCATGCGGCGGATCGTTTCCTCCAGTGTTACCTTCTGGATCACTTGCCGTTCCTGTTTGCTGGTTCCGTCGCCACCGCCTCCGGATATTCCGTCGAAGCTCGGCGAGGATATGGAGCCCATGACGGCCTCCAGATTCTCCAGCCGTTCGATCTGGTTGTCGATCCTGCGGTGGAGTGCTGCGTAGCTTTCCAGCTTTTTCTTGATCTCGTCGGTTTCCTTTGGCTGTTTTGCCTCACTGTTCTGGTGCATGGGTTCCACCTCCTTTCGCTGGCTTATTCCGTGAACATTCTCTCGAAGTGCTCGCGGCCCAGCTCTTTGCCCTTCCTGAACAGTCGGATCCCGGTCGTCTTGCCGGTTGTCTTTATGTAGCGCTTTACGATCACGTCCACAAATGCAGGCTCCATTTCCATGACATAGGCAGGCTGCCCGACGCTTTCCGCAGCGATCAGAGTCGTGCCGGATCCTCCGAAGGTGTCGAGGACACCCTCGGCCCACTGTGTATTGTCCAGCAGTTTCTCCAGTATTTCCACCGGCTTTTGTGTCGGGTGGAGTTCATTCCCGGAGCGGGTGGCTTCGATCACATTCCCGTAGCCCTTGTGGTTGTCCCATGCTGGCTTTGTCCTGTGGGCGAACAT